GAAGAACAACACGGTATATTTCTTTAATTATTATTCACAATCTAAAATCAAAAACAATGTCAAGTGTTACTGCAGTAATTCTCGAAACTAAAGATTATGCAATCTTTAAGAAAAAGAATACCAATAGGGTAGTCAATGAGAAAAGAGTAAAAGAACTGATGGAGATAATGAAAGTTACTCCTACATTCTTTGAACTCTCTCCTATAAAATGCAACAATGAGAACGAAATATGGGACGGTCAGCATCGTTTAGCAGCAGCAGAGTTGCTTGGTATACCTGTACGGTATTATACTGTAAACGATGTCAACATGGATCAGGTACGTCAACTTAATGACTATAACTCAAAATGGTCAACATCTGATTATGTACACAGTATGATCACTGAAGGTAATGTCAATTACAAACAATACAAGATCTTCCAGGAAACATATGGATACGATCTTAGTGCATGTTTGATGTTGCTTACCGGCAGGTTCTCTCATAGTAAGATCATTACCGGGATCTTCAAAAGTGGTAATTTAGTTGTTACTCACTTTGATGATGCAGTCAAGGTAGCATCAATGATCTGTCAGATACAACCGTTCCATAAAAATGCAAGAAATAAGCATTTTATCGTAGCTTTCAATAAGATGAGAACTCATCGTAACTTTGACTTTGATCTGTTCATGTCAAAGCTTGAGATGAATCCAAAGATGCTACTCCGGGCCAGTACAACAGAGATGTATGTAGAATCTCTCTGTGATGTATACAACTTCAAGACCAGGAAGAATCATCGTATCGAGCCACATGAACTTAACTTTAAAGGTAATAACGGAAAGTAATGAAAAAGTTAATCATAGGAGCTCTACTACTATTGAGCACGAACATTTATGGACAGACATCTACTGTTGTAGCAGCATTAGATAGTGCCAAGCAAGTAGTCAAAGACGGTGTAAATTCAGTAGATACATCTGGTAACTTCAAGATGATATACACTGATATCAAAACCGGTATCTCAGCACTTGCCAGTGGCCTGAAGGTTGGGGCCGAGCATGTGTATGAAGTTCTGGTAAGACAGCAACTGGTCAATGCTATTGTGTGGCTGATAGTTTTTGTTGCAAGTGTTATATTCCTTAGAGCAACAATAAATTATGCAATAAAAGTAATAGAAAAAGAAGATAGTGCATCGGATGGAGAAGCAGCTATGGTTGTTTTTGGTAATCTTTTATCTGTTTTAATGTTTATAGTAGCTGTATGCCACATTGATACAATAGTAACTGGTTTTGTGAATCCGGAATATGGTGCTATCGAAACAATTATTGACATAGTAAAACAGTCTAAGTAAGCAATGAAAAAGGTCATAGCAGTAGCTCTACTTTTGAGCATGATTAGTTGCAGGAATACAGTAGCTGACTATAATGAAAGAGCAATGGGGGTACGTAAAGTGTGCCCTCATTGCACTTTTGTAATGTCAGAACGTGATTACTATGCAGTAGATACCAGCCGGCAACCAAACATTATCTATAAGGTTGATTTTAAGAACGGTGGTTACTGGTTCAAAGCATCAGATGTTGATCATCTTATAAGGATAAACTAAAAACAGACAAAATGAAAAAATGGAAGATTCATTTACTTGTGGCAATCATAATAAGTATGATGGTGTTGCCAGGCATTGTGTTTAATCACATGCATCCCTGGATACTGATCAGTTTGTGCGTTATAGCATTTCTGATCATCCTGGATCAATTTATTAATTTCATCAAAAAACAAAACCAAAACAAATAGTATGAAAAAAGTGATCAATTTCCTGCTCATAGCAGCAGTAGTCGTAGGTATGTCATCATGTGAGCGTGTAGCACCAAATTACATCGGTGTACTTATGGAAAATTTTGGCAAATCAGGTAAAAGTGACTTTAGCCTGGTAAAAGGTCGTGTGTGGACAGCAAGTGCCGGTACTGAACTGTTTCAGGTACCACTGTGGGAGCAACGTGCATCTTTTGATGACAATGATGACAGCCATAAAACTCTTCACCTTAAGGCTGCAGACAATACAGAGTTTACATCAAAACCGATCTATTCATTCAAGGTCATCGAAAAACGTGCAGTTGATGTAGTATTTGAAAACAAACACCTGGATGCCGGTGATGATTTTATGAAAGCTCTTGAGGATAATATTCTGGAGACAAAGATCTATGACATCATGAAGGAAGAGAGCCGGAAGTACATAACAGACAGCTTGATGGCAAATGGTGGATCACTTCGCTTTGAAGAAGATGTACAGAAGAAAGTAGCCCAGGAGTTTGAAGCAAAGGGTCTGGAGCTGCTAACTTTCTCTTGCCAGCTTGACTTCAGTGATAAGGTAAAGGCCAAGATAGATAGCCGTAATGAGGTAAATACCAACGTATCTGTACTGGACCAGCAGATCATTGAGCAACGTAAGATGAATGAGCTGGAGGCCCTGAAAACAGAGCAAATGCTTATTCGTAGCAAGGGTATCACTAAAGAAATCCTGCAGCTTGAGTTTATCCGGGCCTGGGAGAAGACACGTCAACCTCTCTACTTTGGTACTCCTCAGTTGATGCAAATAGTAGGAAAATAAATATTCAAGAAACTATTGGAAAATAAAAAAAGGCTGTTGTATCTTTGTGGTACTATAGGAGTCCCTGGAAAGATCCAATAGAAAGAGAAATACTCAAAGATAAAAAATGATGGAGTTCCTACTCCTGAAATACCTCCACTGATACCTTCCAGGGACTCCATCAGATGGGGGTTTTCTCATTTAAAATAGTCCATGTCTCTGGGACGTAAGCCGACACAAGGTGAGGATGTTGTATTGCATCAAATATTCTTTAAATATCTGTTAGTTTCTTCATGACTTATAAACTGCAGATAGCCAAAACGGGTGATAGGGAGGTGGCTCCATAAGCTAAATCGGTAGGATAACTTTAGTTACTCTTGTTCAGGGGCAGGGGTGACTTAAGTTTTTCTACCATCCAAGTTCCTGAAAAGTTCACCAAAGCTAATGTAAAATGAAACTGGATAGAAACAAAAAGATTCCCTTCGGAAAGCATCAAGGGAAAACAGTGGACTGGTTGCTTGATAATGATAAAGGTTACTGTGACTGGTTAACCAAAGAGGGATTATGGAAGAAATGGAACCTTTGTGAGAGTGCTGGCCCAAAGAAAAAGGGACCGAAGCCAACTAAAGCACCTGTACAGGTAAAGGGAGCCATAAATTATAATCATAATGATCCTCCTCCATGGGATGATTCTGATGTAATAAAACCATTAGATTCTTTTACAAGAGAAAACGGACAAGTACTTCTGTCAATTAAATCAGAACCTGTAGCAGATAAGGATAATAGATGGATAGAAGATGTAAAGATCCTTTTGGAAACAGTATACAAGCAAAAAGAAACAGCTCCTGAGATAAAACAACAGATAGAGGAGTTATTGTATTTATCGGTAGAAAATTAAAAAAACATGAGTATTGTAAAGTATCAGGTCTTTATCCGTAACTGGTACAGGAAAGACCATAGGGGCCATCTTGTGCCCTGTCCCGGTAAAAAGAAAGTGATAAGGAATGGTCTTACTATTGATGAAGCCAGGAGGTTATGCAACGAGTATAACAGTAGTAATGATCCGGGACCATTATCAAGAAAAGCAGAGTTTACCAGTATCTAATATTAAAATACAATGGAACAGAAAACAGTACTACAGGAAGCAGAATCTCTTATCTACGGTGACCGGGAGAAAGATTATGGTAAAACATCAGACAACTTTGCTGATATAGCAAAAGGATGGGAAGTTATTGCCAAAACAACTATTACCCCTGAGCAAGTAGGTTTGATGATGGCCTGGTTAAAGATCTGTAGGGCCAATAAAGACAACTGTGAGAAACGTGATTCTCTCGTTGACCTTGCCGGCTATGCAGGTTGTATTGAAAAGATCAAAAAGAATTTATAACAATCAAAAAACCAATAACATGCAGAAAAAGACAAAACGTATCCTGTTGTTTGCAGGATCAGCTATCATGGGTACAGCATATTGCCCGGTACCAAAACCAATGCCAACAAAAGAGTTTATTGCACGTACCTACATCAGGTCAAGTAAGCAAGCAATGATCTCTGCTTCTGAACGTAGGAAACAAGAACTCCAGCAAAGGATTACAGCATCCCGAGCAGAGTTCCGCAGACTTGCTGAAACTTACTACATTGATCGTAATACAAAGATCACCGGCATCACTGCCAATCAGAAACTTATTGTTCACAGTACAAAGCTTATGAACGAAATAGCTAAGTACAAAAACGCTTAATATGAAATGCACTTTTGTAGTTAACGGAAAGATAGAACTTGCCTTGACTCCGGAGAATGATCTGGAGAAAGCTATGATACAAGAACTCTTCAAGGGTGAAGTAGAGAATCAGTTTCACGAGAAGATCCAGATCTCCGGCAAAGCATTGGTTGACACTGTAACAATTACCAAAAAGCAAAAGGATGAAAAGATACAAGCGGTTTCTTAAATGGCTCAATGGTCGTACCAGAAAGAAGGAAAGAATACACTTTCATTTGATAATGATAGAATCTCTTTTCTGGTTACGTGAACGTACTCAAATACCACAATTTAAAGAAAAAGTTGAGGAAAGAATTGATTTTCACATGATAGCAATAAACAGAATAAAAAAGTTATGAATACAGAAGAACTCAAGATTGAAGTTTGTGACATCGAGACCTACAAGGCAATGTTTCTGTACTATGGTTATGATCCTGGTACAGATACAAAGTTTGTGTTTGAGATATCTGCAAGAAAGAATCAGATTGATGGATTGGTCAAACATTTGCTTGAGTATCCAAGGGATTTCATGGTAACTTTTAATGGTGTACGATTTGACAGTCAGGTACTGCAATACATCATTGATAATCATGAGTCATGGGTAGACTTTACCTGGAGGGAGATTGTTGATTTGATCTTTGAGTTCGCACAGCAGACCATTGATGATCAGAATTATGAGCTGCCGGCAAAGTACAAAGAATACTATATGAGCTTTAAGCAAATAGACCTATTCCTTGTACTTCATTACAACAATGATGCAAAACGATGCTCGTTGAAATGGGCCGGTGAGTTCTCACTGGATGGTGATATCGAAGAGTTACCTATTGATTTTCGTAAAGAAGATCTGACTAATGAAGAGATCGAGGAGATCATCAAGTATTGCCGGAATGACGTAATGGCTACCTGTAACCTGTATATGGTTACTATTGGTAATACAGAACATCCTGATTATAAAGGTAAGAACAAAATACAGTTACGTCTTGACCTTATAGAGGAGTACAATTTCCCATGGACAGCTATAAACTGGAACGATGTTAAGATCGGTGCCGAGCTGAATAAGAAGGTGTACATGCAGATTGCCAGAATAAATGAAGCTCAGTTGTATGGCCGGGTAAAGCAAAGGAAAACAAAAACAGGTTTCTATTTCAACGAATGTTTCCCAGAGTACATGAAGTTTGAAACCAAGGAGTTTAATGACTTCTTTAAAACTGTAGGTAAGACAAAGGTTAATCTGAATGAAAAGCAGGAGTTTCCTTTTACCTATAAAGGTGCAACATTCATGTTTGCTAAGGGCGGTGGTCATAGTAACGATCAGCCAAGAATGATCAATCTGCTCCCGGGCCAGATAATGCTCGATGCTGACGTAGGTTCAATGTATCCTAACAAGATACGTAAAAGCAATATCTACCCTGCACATCTTGGGCCCGAATGGAATCAGGCATATGTACTGAACATCCCTAAGAGGTTAGAAGCCAAGAAGAAGTACAAAGAAACTGGTGAGAAGAAGTATGATAATTTCCAGGAGTGTTTCAAGTTGGTAATGAACGGTAACTTTGGCCGGCTTGGTGACAGGTTTGACTGGCAGTATGATCCCTTTGCAGCAATGCAGGTAACTATTGGTAGCCAGATCGACATCTTTATGCTGGCTGAGGATCTTGCACAGATACCTACTCTGCAGATCATATCAATGAATACCGATGGTCTTACTGTTGTACTTGATGAGAAATATGTACAGCAGTATTATCAAACCTGTAAGGCATGGGAAGAAGAAGTTGGTAATGATGTATTAGGTAACCTTGAATATGTGCAATACAGTAAGTTTATCCAAACATCGGTAAATGACTATCTTGCTGTAAAGGTAGCTGATTGGGTAGAGAAAGATGGTGAGTTTAAGGCAATACCAATAGACAAACCATTGGAGAAAAGATTGAAGAAGAAGGGTGATTTCCTTACCAGTTATGAGTTACACAAGAACAAGAGTAAATGTATTGTACCAATAGCATTGGAGAAGTACTTTACTCAGGGTATACCGGTAGAGGATACTATCAAGAATCACAGGAACATCTTCGATTTCTGTATTGCTAAGAAAGCATCCCGGGACTACTTCTATAGAACAGTTGATCGTAAGACCGGTACCGTTACTGATATGAACAAATTGGTACGTTACTATTGTGCAGTAGCACCAAAAGAAGAGAAGAAATTACTGCCTTTGGTTGATGTTACAGAAATGGAACAAATAGTAATGGCTAACGGTTTTATCAAAAACTTAAACGGTAAGTATTCTCGTCTTGAATGGAGTGAAACAAATGGACGTGATTGGTACAGTACTGATCCTGGTATTTCTCTTTTAGAAGCTTATGCAAGTGTGATAAAGGACAATTTACCTGTAGCAGGTAAAATCTACAAGATGAAGAATCCTAATAGTGAAAAGACCGGGCCGGAGAAGAGTAACTGTGAATCAGATAGTGAACAGCAGGTAATATTCAATCGTCCGTTCACACCTGAAAAGTGGGAAGATTACGGAGTAGATTATGACTATTACATACGGCAGACAAACAAGATCATCAGCAAAATTTCACCTGAATATGCTCGTGAAATTAAAGCAAAAGAAAGTGGTCAAATGTCTTTGTTTTAAGCAACATTTTTTGTAAATTTACAAGCTCCTCTTATGTCAGTTACATTAGGTCAATTCAACAACATCAAAGCCTTTTTGAAGGAGAATCCAGAGGGTGGTTATGAGCAATGGCATGAGCAATACAGGCCAGTGAGAGAGAAGAAAAATATAGAGTACCCTGAAGAGTTTGAACAGTGGTGGTGCACATTCCCGGCAAGTATGAACTTTATCTTTAAGGGTAAGAAGTTTACCGGTACAAGAGCACTGAGAGATGATAAGCAGAAAACTTTCGAGGCATACAAAACAGCTAAGAAAGAATCAGGGTTTACAGATGAAGAGATGCTCTACTGCCTCAAGGTAGAGATCGAATCAAGAAAGATGACAAGTTGGAATCACAAGAATCCAAAGTACAACGACTTCCAATACATGAAAGCTACAATAGCTTATCTGAATAGCGGTAAGTTCAAGTACTGGAAAGAAGAAGAGTTGAAGGAACTTTCCGATGAAACGGAATCAAACAGTGCATAATGAAGTTATCAGAGCAATTACATTCGGAGATTGAGAACGGTAGGAACGGTAGAGCCGGCATCATTCCTGTACCTTATGACAGGGTTGGTGACTATATTGATATTGCTAAGAACACGAGTTATGTAATCGGTGGTGAGACAGGTTGTTTTACCGGAGAACAGTTAGTTCATACAGAACAAGGAGTAATGCCTATTTCTGAGATAAAAGTAGGAGATAAGGTATTATCCTATAATCTGAAAACTAAAATTAACGAGTATAAAACTGTTACCAATACCATAACTCATAAGACTCATGTTGACAAACTATTCAGGATAAAAATGAAAGACGGAACAGTTATAAACGTAACTGAAAATCATGAATTTTTTACTGGGGAAAAGTTTGTGAAAATCAAAGATTTATTGTTATCTTTGCAACATGAAGCAATGGAAAAAGATACCGGGCTACAGTAGCTATGAAGTTAGTACAGATGGTGAAATAAAGACCTACAACTGGAAAAACAAAGGACAAGAAAGAATAATGAAACCTGCTTTAGATGGTTCAGGTTATCTCCGAACAGTGTTAAAAAATGATCAGGGGAAAATTGAAACTGTAAAAGTGCACAGGATAGTAGCAAAAACATTTCTTCCTAATCCAGAAAACAAAGCACAGGTCAACCATATTAACCATATTCGTACAGACAATAGACTTATTAATTTAGAATGGTGTACAGCAAGTGAAAATATAAAATGGTCATTTACTTGTAAACGAAGCAATGTAACAGGTGAAAGAAATCCTCATACTAATTTAAAAGATGAAGATGTGATAGAAATGAGAAGATTGTGGAAGCATGGAAGAAAAAATAAGTACGATGAGAACGGACAGTTGTGCATGACAAGAAAAGAACTTGCTGATAAATTTGGAACTACAGTCGATGTTGTTAAAAATATAATACAAAAAAGAACATGGAAGCATCTGTTATAAATCTTCAGGATATTGTTTCATTTGAGGAGATTCCTTACGAAACAACATATGACATATCGGTAGAAGATAATAACAACTTCTATCTGGCAACACAAAAAGATCCAATATTGGTACATAACTCAGGAAAGAGCACTTTGGCTCAGGATATGTTCATGATCCGACCATTGGAATGGTACCTTACCAACAATAATCCTGATATTAAGTTATCAATTATCCTGTTTGGTATGGAACGTAAGATGTACCAGTACAGTGCAAGATGGTTGGCCCGTAAGATCTTTACTGATCAGGGTGTGATGATACCACCAAAGAAGGTACTGAGCCGGCAGAGGAACTTCATGATGGATGATAGAGAGTACGCATTAATACAGCAGTATTATAGTGTTCTTGACAAGTGGGAAGAAGATGACGTTCTTTTGGCGTTTGAGGGCAGTAAGAACCCTTCCGGCATCAGTGCCTACCTTGAGGCATTTGCAAGGAAACACGGCACAATTATCGACAAAGACAAGACGGATAAGAGCATGGAGAATATCCTTGCTGATCGTAGGTACATTCCTAACCATCCAAATCACATTGTCTTGGTGATAGTTGACCACATCGGTATCCTGAAACCAGAGAAAGACCTGGAGAAGTCAAAGGGTCAGATAGACAAGTTCAGTACTGTAATGAGACAGGCAAGAGACATTTATGGTTTCTCACCGGTAATCGTTCAGCAGTTGAATCGTAGCCTGGCTGATGTATCAAGGTTAAAACTCGGTGATTTAGCACCAAAGATGAGTGACTTTGCAGATAGTTCACAAACTCAGCATGATGCAGACGTTGTAATGGCATTGTTTGAACCATACCGGCATATAGTAGGTGATCTGGATGGTCAGAAAGAAAATGGCTATGCACTAAAGGGTTTCAGAGATCAGTACTTTAAAACGTACTACAGATCATTGCATCTGCTCAAGAACTCTTTTGGTGCAAGTGGTATGCAGTTTCCTATGGCACTACAACCAGAGTATGGTATATTCAAAACATTGCCGAGAAAGAAAGACATAGTTGATGCCATCTATGAAGATGTAACATCAGGACATTATTTTTTAGATTAAAAAAAAAAACAATCATGGACTACAAAGAGAAAACAAAGTTTGAACAAGCTACAAATCTTATTGATTGGGCAAAATACAGAATAGAGAAGTTAGAGAAAGAAAATGGTGAGCTGACAAATAGAGTAAATGAGTTAAAAGACAAGATAGATGATCTTAATGATGTCATCAAAGATCTGAGAGATGAGTTGGAAAGTCAAATGACAGGTAAACAAAGATAGAAACACTTAGGCTCAAAAAGGGCTTTTGGGGTTTCCTACATTAGTAATCAATAACCAGTTATATGAGTACACAAAGTGGTGCGGAGCAGAAACAGTCATCCGCACATGAAAAACAGGAACGTGTGTTTTACGGCAAGGTTGCAATCGTAGGTCCTACCGGTGCCGGTAAGTCTTACCTTGCTAAAACTACAGACCGAGACACAACAGGTTACATTAACATGGAAAGAAAACCTCTTCCCTTCAAGGATGGTAAGCCTTTTAAGTACATGAGTATGCCTAAAGGGTGGGGGCAATTTAAGAGAGACCTTGAGGAGTATGGTTCAAATCCTAACATCAAAAGGATAATTATTGACAGTCAGACAATGGCTTTCAATAGTTTGAACAAAGAAGCAGCAGCAAACTTTACCGGCTTTGATGTATACAAAGCATATAACCGGCAGGTACATGAGTACATTGAGATCCTCAAGAACATTGAGAAAGATGTTGTTGTATTCTCACATGATGAATGGTTGAAAGTAGAGGGTGAGGGCAAGAAAAGAATGATGTCTGTACATGGTAAAGAGTTTGAGGGCAAGATCGAGCAGCATTTTACCATTGTATTGTACACCGGCACAAGGATGAAGGACGGTAAGCCGCAGTACTTCCTGAAGACCTTTGAGCAGGACACATCAACAAAGGTGCCGGAGGGTATGTTCCCGGATAAAAACGGAGACAATCTTCTGGAGATCCCTAATGACGGGGCTTACATCTTTGACTGTATTGAAAAGTATTACACTGCAGCAGTTTAGTAACTAATAATCAAAAATCAAAAAAATCAATTTTATGGAATTATCAAAAGGAGGAGGTTTCCAAAAGAAGTATTATACCGGTTTTACAACAGGTAAAGTAGTTGCAATCAATCCTACAAAGGAAGAGTATGAAGAACTGCACAAGTATAAGTTAAATAACCCTCCTGTTTATGAGGGCAAAACTGATGAAGGACATGATTATGTGGATATTATCTTCCACATACAGACCAACGATGCAAACAAAGTTTTACTGACTCATAAATTTCGTATTGTAAATACTCCTGCATTTAACAAAGAAGGTACAAAGAACATATATGTAAATCAGAGTGGTGCTTACAGTTATGTTGATAATGAAGACAATTTGCAGAGTTATTTCAAAACCTTTGAAGACTTTAATACCAAAGAGATAATCACTTCTGATAAACATGGTCCTCTTACCGGTATAAGAAAGTATCGTAAGGCCATTGTAGGTGAAAAGGATTTTTATTCTCTTATCAAAGCATGGTTAGGCAACGTAAACTTTTCAACAGAAAGAACAAATATACTTATCAATATAGATGAGTTATTTAGGAATCCGGATCAGTTTATTGAAAAGACATATCGTTGCGAATTAAAACCTGGTGCTAAACATGCAACTGACTTTGCAATGCTTCTTACCGTAAACATTAGTGAGAAAGGAGGAGAAACAAAGATGTATCAAAACATCTACAAAGAGTTTATCTCATTATATAACTACAAGAAGTTCTCTTTTGCAATTTCAAGTAATATTTGGGAAAGGGACGGTATAGTAAAGAAATTTAAAGAAGAAATTGAAGGTATGCATGGTTGTAAGGATGTTTACACACTTACTTACATTCAACCATTTAATGCAGATGCACATCAACAAGCAACTTCAGAGGTTGTAAAACCTGCAAATACAATAGATTGGAATTAATTTCCCAGGTTCACAATAAAGGCAGGGGACTAATAATCCCCTGCTCTTAAATTTCTAAAAAATGAATAAGTTAGTATTAGGATCAGCAGACGGTATACCCGCAGTCATTGACTATAAAACAGAAGAAGTAATCTTTTACCCGAATGATATCAGTGCAGAGGTTATTGAGAACTCTCTGAACATCTTTAACAGGATGAGGAACATAAGGGAAGTGGATGAATATTTGCTTAACGAAGAGAATTGTACATCAGACGACAGAGAGTTTATCATTGAATCATTAACCAATTATATAAGCATGAATACCGAAACAGTAAATCAGACAGTAGAAACAGTAGAGACATCAGGACCAACAACTCCAACAGTTACACCGGAGCCGGCAACAAATGAGGTCAATTTGGATTGCTTTAAGGCTATTTCACCAAATCCAAATGCAGCTATGGCAGCACCTGAAGTAAAGCAGAAGAGGCAGTGGACAAGAAGAGTTACAGACGGGCCGGCAATGAAGATCAGTAGTACATCTGACTTCATCAAGATAATGGAAGAGAAGATTGAGATGGTAAAGATCCTGGATCAGGTAACAATGCCTGAGCTTCCCGGTGGAATGACAAAAGCAAACCGTGACATCATGGTTGAGTTCCAGAAGGAGCAATCAGCACTGATAGCTAAATTCATGGAGAAGATCCAAAAAGCATAGTGTATGGATGCTGTTAAGCAAAGAACAGTAGAGATGGATAAAGAAGACTTAGACAGAATGACCCTGGAGATTTTCAGGGCTTCTGAGTCTTTATGGGAAGGTGCAGAGCTTGAAGAGTGTTATGATGCTATTCAACTTGAAAAGTTGTGGCCAATATTGGATAAATACATAAAAGTGAAAAAGAATGAGGTATCTGATTGAAGTAGAGGTTAATGTGGAACATCTGCATAAGTACAAAGCTGCAGAAGTTGATGATTATCAGGCAGAAGAACAAAGTATACCGGATCTGATCATTCAAGAAATGGCATGGGTACATCAATCTGGTATTAGTGTTACTGCAATAAAAGAGATAGAGTCTGAGGTTACCGGTGAATATGAAGACAAGAACTTGACAGGACCATGGGCTTTTGTAGAGAAGTATTACCCTGAGTACAGTAGTAGTGATGAGATAGCAAGGGCAAATGACCTTGATGTAATACTTACTGAATCAGAAGGTAATTGGGGAGAAGGTGCAATGAGGTTGTGGGAAGAAGAATTAGAGCAATGCTTTTCAGAAGCAGCAAGAGCAAACGATGAGTTACTGGTAAGAATTTATCAGGATGCAATAGAAGGATACATTGAATCACTAAAAGGAGAAAAGTAATGAGTTGTATAGATAAAAGGGAATATAGTTTGATAGACGTTGATGGATTGTCAACTTGCCTGGCTGAGACAGATTGGAAGAATGAAACAGAGAATATAACTACAGGAGATCTTTACGATACAGTAGTTGATCAGACAGGTTGTGTAAAGAGTGTCCCAAAACCTCATTGGGCAAGTGCATTCTTTGCACTAAAAGAGTCTTATCTTCATCTTATTGCTCACTTTAGAAAAGAAGATAACGAAGATGCAACTGAAAGCCAGGGAGGAGGTAATCAATAAAGATTACCTGTTCCAGAAAATAGATCATTACGATGTGTATAGGTATTATATCGGTAACTTTTCAGTAGGTCAGCCAATATCAAGTCCGTTCCGTAAGGATAACAATCCGTCATTTTCTATCTACATAAAGGATGGAAAGTTACGGCACCATGATTTTGGTGATGACCGGTACAAGGGTGACTGCATTGATCTTGTTAAACAGTTGTTTAACCTTGATACTAAAGAGGCAATCCTGAAGATTGCAAAAGACTTTGGTATCTCTGAAGGTGTAGATAACTCTGCCAGGATCACATCTACCTATACAAAGCCATACATAAGTGAGAAAGCAAGTTATCTGATACAGATATCGGCCCGTAGATGGTCGGCTGAGGATATTGCTTACTGGAAGCAGTTTGGTATTACAACAACAATGCTGAGAGAAGATAATGTCTATCCTGTAAAGGAGGCTTATCTGAACAAGAGGAGAATAGGAATGTGGAAGGATGAGCTCGTATATGCTTACCAATATGATGAAGGGATAAAGCTTTACTTTCCTACCCGGGAAAAGAAAGACAAGTGGAAAAGTAACATACCGTTGACAGTTGTGGAGAACCAGAAGGTTCTGGAGAATGCGAAGAGGGTGATCATTACCAAAGCAAAGAAGGACAGATTAGTTCTGAGCCGGTACATGGACAATGTATTGAACGTACAAAATGAGACCAGAGCATGCTTTACTCCGGAGTTTCTGAAGAAGCTGGAGGGCAAAGAAGTCTGGATCAACTATGACAGTGATGATGTCGGTGTAAAGAACTGTACAGCTATCACAAAAGAGTTCGGATTTAAGTACGTAAATGTGCCAAGAGAGTATTTGCCGGTAAAGGATTTTTCAGATCTTTACAAAGAACATGGAGAGAAAGTATTACTTCAGGTTCTAAAATCAAAAAATTTAATATGAAGACGTTTTACATCGGATACGAAAGAGAAAAAGGAAAGTTTGTAAATCTCAACACCCTTGAGAATGCAGAACAATCAGGTATGTGGTTTAAGATAATTGAGGCCAGCTCTTATGCAAGTGCAAGGGAGCAGGTTATTGACCTGTACCTGGATGAGAATCAAGAACACGAGTAGTTATGGCAAAGTTTCTACCGATAGTAGTAACTATCAACGATGAGAAGGAAAAGACGGTAAGGGTACAGAACACAGATGGAAGAGTTTGGATCAGGATTGGTACCAAAAAAGGTGGTGTAGATGTTTGTATTGCACAATCTGATGATGGTCTTGGTCTTGCTATTGATGCATGGGATGCAAAGACGTGTGAGCAGCATTTAGGTACAATGGCTGTTTGGTTTGATGACATTGAAAAAGAAGAGGAAGATGTATAGTGATCTTAAACAAAGAATACTACCACTTATCTATGATGTAACAAGTCCTACTGGTATTGAGATCATCAAGATTCTTGACGAGTATGAAAAGAAGATGAAAGGTGCAGTTTGTTGGGCACCTGAAGATATGATACATATGGCAAAAACAGAGGGTTGGGAGTTATCTGAAGATGATGCTCAAGAAGCCCTTGAAGAGATGATAGACGAACACGATTGTAGTGTTGGTATTACCTGGGAGACAGTATCTTTCTACATAGACAAATACAGACAATGATTTACGATATGCAGTACAGGGACGGAGCCAATTACAAAAAGTGGTTCCGGGCAGATATTTCATCCTTTCCCCTGAATGCAGGTAGGGAAGAAATGAAAATGGAGGAAT